CTCCTACATCAAGACTTGGGTCTCCTATTGTTACCATATCAAAAGGTGTGTGATGAATTTTGCAAATTTCAGTAAGAAGTGCCTCACACATCCTTTTTCTTTTTTCTGGAAGCCCTAATTGCATCAGTGGATTTATTCCAAGGTTCATAGTTAAGCCATCATCATTTTCTAAAGAATAGTATTCAGCTATTTTGGTCTTTGCATTTGTTGAGTTGATAGCTGTATATATTGTCTTAAAATCTGATATTGATGAAGAAAATCTTTCTCTCGTTTTAATTTCAGTTGATATACTTTCTGCATATTTCTTTAAAATTAATTTCCCATCACGACTAATCCCCGCAAAAGTACCAAGGGTAGATGCTATATAGTGAATAAAGTCTCTATAAGTTTCTATATCATGGTCTTGATAAATTGCCAAAACTTCCTCACCATTTACAAAAGCTTTTACCTCATCTTCCGTCATACCTAGTTCTACCTTGCATTTCTCGCATGATAGTGTAAGTAATTCAAAGGCTGTACCAAAGGTATCTGTTATTGGGAAGTTCTTATCAAATCTAAGCATATAGTCATAGCCTTTTAGTTCTAAAATTTTCTTAGACCTATTTGCCTCAGTAACATCAAAGATTCCCATCGGTATGGTTTCAATCTTTTTACTTTCTAATTCTTGATGATAAAAAAGTTCTAGCTTTGAATCCTCTAAAGAATACCTATCTATATTTGAAAAAAGGCTAATTCCAAATTCTCCAGCATAGACTGTACCTATTTCAAGTTCAGAAGATCCAGAGCATGAACGATGAATGTATCCAGACCCTTTAAGAATATCTTTATTGGTAAATGGAATGATTGTTTCATCTTTTAAGATGATATTTCCCGTCCAGTAAAATTTACGAGAATTCTTTTTGATTGCTTTTTTATATTCATTGCTTATTGGATGCATCAATACTCCTCCAAAGAAAAGGATACTTCCCACAATCCCTTATAAGAAGTATCTTTTATTAATTTGACTTGAAACTTGTCTATATACATTTGTGCCTCTTTTAGTTCTAGTGTTTCTGTATCTAAGTATTTAACTTTAAGGTTAGACTTGTTAGCAAGACCACTCAATATCTTCACAAGCTTAGGACTACATGAAAAACTTACAGAAATACTGGCCACTTTGTTTCTAACAACATCCCTTTGAATAGTTCCTGCCTCTGTTTCTCCTCCAGTATCTGCCTCAATATTTCTAAACTCCAAATCATAAGAATTTGGTAAAGGCAGGTCTACTCCTTCAATAATTAAATATGATTGGTGTTTCATTATACGACTACACCTCCATTCACTGCGTCGCTTTGCTCCTTGTTCATGGGGTGAGACTGCATCTGACCTACCAACGAAATCAAAGATTTCGGGTTAGGTCATTATCTACCTCCACTTCTTAAATTCTTACGCATAGATGCATTAACAATAACTTCATCAAGGAGAGTTCCACCAAGATAAACTGGAATGACTATATCTCCAGTATTTTCTGATTTAAAATTGATGTTTGCAAATGCATCGGATATTTGTCTTCCTATATCAATTCCACTTACAGCAGATTCTTTATCATATCCACTCATACCAACAGCTGATATGTTGGGACTTAAAACCATATCGCTTGCTACATTTTTCATAGAAGATTGAACTAGTCTTCTGCTCTTTTCTATCCCCTTGGATAGACCTTCCATAAAGTCTGGCATCCATGATTCGTAGTCGGTAAGTGGACCAACATCTGGTACTGAAAAGTGTAAGTAAGATCTAATTGTTGATGCAACATTAGATACAGCAGATATTACATTACCTATTGCATTTGAAATCCCTCTAGCAATTCCATTAATCATATCGGCTCCCCATGTGTAGGCTTGTGATGCTAGATTTCTAATGAAGTTCACTGCATTACTAAATCCATTTCTTATACTAGATAAAATATTGGACATACTAGAAGAAATGGCTGACCTCATAGAATTAAAGGAAGATGTTACTACTGATTTTGCAGAATTTACTGTTGATGAAATAGTAGATTTGATACCATTCCAAATATTAGATACTAATGATCTAATTCCATTTAGAACTCCAGATATAAAGGACTTGATGGAGTTCCAAACATTCATCACTATAGATTTAATAGTATTTAAAACTGTTTGAATAACTGTTTTTATATTATTCCAAGATGTGGATATAAATGTTCCAATGGCGGTGATTACTGTAGTCAAGAACGTTTTTATCCCATTCCAAATAGTCTCAGCCTTTACTTTGATTGCATCAAGAACAGTTGAAATTAAAGTCTTTATACCTTCCCAAGTAGTCCTAATGAATTCTCCAACTGCTGTAAATATTTCTGTGGTCTTAGTTGCAATAGCTGTCCATACATTGGTAAAAGTAGTTTGAATTACTGTCCAGAGTCCTGTAAAGAATTCTCCTATACCTTGCCATAGGTTCTTTGCACCTTCAATAAAGGTAATCCAAGATTCAGTTAGGAAAGTTGTTATGGATGTCCAGATAGTATTCCAACCTTCTGCAATTCCATTCCATAGATTGGTAAAAAAGTTTTTGATACCTTTCCATGTAGTCTTAACTCCTTCAATAAATCCAGTCCAGAATTCTGATAGAAAACTTGTGATTTCAGTCCAGGTGCTTGTCCATGAATCTGATATTCCTTGCCATAAGTTTACGAAGAATTCTTTTATTCCATTCCAAATAGCAACTGTTGATTCTTTTATTGTTTCCCATATGGAGATGACTCCTTCTCTAAACCAGTCGCACTTCTTCCATAAAAGAACAAGTCCAGCTATTACAGCACCAATAGCAATAGGGACAATACCTATAGCTGATACTACTGCAGTGATTGCTGGAATAAGTGTACCTGTAAATATTCTTACTATCTTAGTTATTCCTCCTACTATTAGAGGCCCTTTGGTCATTATAGTTCCTATTGACCAGACAAGCTTTCCTATAATCATAAGAACTGGACCAAGAGCAGCTATAAAAAGACCAATACCTGCAATAATACCTTTTACTGGACCTGGAAGTGCATTAAGTCCATTTACCATTTTTGTTAATATATCTACTGCTTTTCTAACAGCAGGCATCAAAAGTTCTCCAAAAGATATGGCTAATTCTTCTAAGGCAGATTGTAGGATCTTTAATTGACCAGCTAGGTTATCCTGCATAGTAGCAGCCATTTTTTCTGCTGTTCCATCTGCGTTATAGATGGCATCACTCAAACTGTTATAGTCTTTCTCACTGGCATTTATAATTGCCAACATTCCAGACATGGCATTTTTACCAAATATCATGGATGCTGCTTGTGCTTTTTGAGTTCCATCTAAATTAGCAAAGGCAACTCTAAAGGTGCTTAGAGTTTCATCAAGTGAAAGGCCCTGTACATCTTCAATAGATAATCCCAACATGGACATTCCATTAATAACTTCTTTAGTTGGTGATGCGAGTCTTGTTAGTCCAGACCTTAAAGCTGTCCCTGCTTGTGAACCCTTTATTCCTGAATTTGCCATTAGACCTATAGCTACTGCAGTATCTTCAACTGAATATCCAAGGGCACCAGCAATAGGAGCTGCATATTTAAAGGTCTCACCCATTAATGAAACATTTGTATTGGCATTAGATGATGCGGCAGCAAGAACATCAGCAAAGTGAGAAGAGTCTTCAGCTTTTAAACCAAAGGCTGTAAGGGCATCTGTGACAATATCAGAAGTAGTTGCTAAATCCTCACCACTGGCTGCAGCAAGGTTCATAATTCCTTCAATACCACCAATCATGTCCTTACTTTTCCAACCAGCCATGGCCATATAATTCATAGCCTCTGCCGCTTCAGATGCTGAGAACTTGGTCTTGGCTCCCATTTCACGGGCCTTTTCCCTTAGGGCATCAAAGTCGGACCCTGTTGCACCAGATACTGCTTTTACCTTTGACATGCCAGAATCAAAATCTGATGCAGTCTTTACAGCTGCTACTCCAAGACCTGCTACTGCAAGAGATACTGGCATCATTTTTCTTCCCACGTTTTCTATATTTTGCCCTGTGTTTTGCCATTTTTCTCCAGTAATAGCTATGTTTTGAAGAGTCTGATTTGTGGTTGCCCCTTGTCTTTCTAGAGACTTTAGGGCTTGTTCTGTTTCAATAATTTCACGTTTAAGGGCATCATATTGCTCTTGGGAAATCTTTCCTTCTGCAAGAGCCTGTTCAGCTTGTTTCTGTGCCTCTTTTAAAGATGTTAATTTGTTCTTTGTTTCTTCTAAGGTCTGACCTAATAGCTTATGCTTTTGGGAGATAAGTTCTGTATTTCCAGGGTCAAGTTTAAGAAGTTTGTTAACATCACGAAGTTCAGATTGAGTATGTTTAATCTCCGTATTTACTTGTTTTAGTGCAGTCTGTAATTTGGTAGTATCCCCACCAATCTCAACAGTTATCCCTTTTATTCTATTTGTCAATATCTCACCTCCTCTTTAGAGATATATTTATCAGTGTTTTTATTGATGTTTTTATCAATTTTTGCTATACTTATCTTGAGGTGATAAGTATGAATTTTGTAAAAGAATTATCCAATAAGACTGTATCCATTTCTGAATTTAATCGAGGCCTAGCTGGACGTATTTTCGATGATGTCAAAGTGAACGGTTCTAAGGTCGTATTAAAGAACAACACTCCTGAGTGCATTCTTCTTTCCCCTGATGAATATACGAAACTCATTGATGAGCTCGAAGATGCAAGAGATCTTATGCTTGCCAATACAAGGATGTCATCAATGGATAAATCCGATTTAATTTCTCAAGGTGAATTTGAAAAAGCCTTCCATATCGATTTAAATGAAGTCTCTCCTCTTGATGAGGACGAAATCGAATGAACTATAAACTATCCTTTATAAAAGAAGCCATCCAAGACTATCAAGCCTTAGATGGATCTCAAAGAAAAATTGTCGATAAAGCACTTAAGAGGATCTTAATAAATCCTCTTCCTAATACTGAAGGTGGCTATGGCAAGCCTCTTTCTAACCTTTCTGATTCTAAGCTTGCTGGTCTTATGAAAATTAAACTTAAGAGTTCAGGTCTTAGAATCGTTTATAAATTGGAAAAATCAGATGATGAAGTTCTTGTCATTATTATCGGTGCAAGAGCGGAATCCAAAGTCTATAAAGATGCTGAAAAAAGAGTAGCTAAACTTGAAGATTAAAATTTATCAAAGTCTTCTTGTGTAGCTACTTCTTTGTATTTATAGTCGTCATTATTCTTTTCTGTGAACATATCATTTACAAGTCCAATCGTTAGTAGGGATAAATCAGAAACAGAAAGACCAAGTTCCACTGCCCTTAGTAAAAACAAGGGTGTAGTCATTGGTCTTTCTGTTGGTCTTACTTTTTTTTAGGAACTTCTTCCGATTTTATGTTAAGCCCCCACAACTCAATTAGCTGTGGCAGAATTTGGTAAATGGAAAAGGTTGAGAAATTATCTAACCATTCTTCTGGACTATCTGGCACAGATTTATCTCCATGCTTTGCCATTACATAGGCTATATTTTCAAATAGTTCTAATGAACCTATATCTAGATTAGATTTATCTTCATCATTTTTCTTCATGGACTTTTCAAGTTCCATTAAGTCTTTGAAGATATCTCTTCCAAATTTAAGTCTATAGATTCTTGGGATAGCTGCTGATGCACGAAAAATAACATCTTGCCCGTCAATCTGAATTTTCTTTGTTAGTGCCATATTTATTTACCTCCAACACTTGCCCTTGAAGGTGTTACTGTCGTTTCTGTGGGCATATAGACTGACTTATACCAACCATCGTAAGTTTCCTTCGTAGTTTCTTCACCTGTTCTAGCCTTTACATTTCCATTTGGAAGTGGTCTTGCTTGGATAGATAAGGTTTCTGGTTGAACTTCTCTTGATTCTTCATTAGTTTCTCCTTCGAGAGTAGGTCTTGCTGCTGAACAGTTATACATGACGTGACGGATTTTCTTTTGGTCTCCATCAAACTCAAATAACAGTGCAAAGTTTGCAGTTTCAGAGTTTGAAGACTCAATTAGAACTTTATTTGAATCTGATTTTTCCATCAAAACATCCGTCCTAAAGGATTCTGGAATAAGGGCGATTTCCAAATCTCCGTCATATCCCATATTGTTTGAAATAGTGTAGTATTCAATTCCATCTGCATAAAAGCTTTCAGGCTCTCCATTAGGATCCAATGAAATTGAAACAGCACCAGGCATTGGCACTGGTGTTTTATATTTAATAACGCCCTCTTCGACTTTATCAAAGAGAGCGTAGTGTACATTACAAATATTAAATTTAACTTTATTAGCCATTTTTTACCTCCATAGTAAATTCATAGAGAACTTCATAAAGTCTTTCTGATTCAATCCAAACTTCAGATTTTTCATAATAGATTTTTTCTCTATCAAGTATCTCTTCTATCTTTTCTTCTAATTTTAAATCTTTTTTATCGGTGTATAGTTCTAAGTCTATCTGGG